TCAGCCGTTGTACCACTTGCTAAGACTGCTGCATGAAGACCAACCATCCCACCATCATTTGGAGGACTAGTACCTCGTTGTTTTACAATTTCAGTGGCAGTTACACCACCAATTACAACGGCAGGAGTACCATAATCTATAGTATTAATAGCTTGTGAAATACTGGAAACCACAATTACTCTCCCTGTTGCAGCGGTTCCTATATCAACATCTGAAAAAGTATGAGAAGTTGCATTTGGAGTATATGATTCTTGGGTTTCAAATGAAAATGTAACAGGTGTTACTCCTGCACTACGGTTAGCAAAGGTTGGGAAAAACAGGAAACTCATTCTTTTGGGTACTTTTCTTTAATGACTTGTCTTTCTATTTCAAGAGAAGTAACAGCATCAGACCGATCTTCTACAATTTGTTCCCATAATGCTACAATTAGATGTTGAAGTGATGGATATTCCAGCTCCCGTAATTCTCCATAGCTATATGAAATATCCTCAAGTATATGTGAGCGGACCAGTACACCATCAACCAGTTCCTCAGATACTCCAGTACTCGTTTTTCCAGAGGGAACTGGCCCTTCTTCTGTTAATCGGGCATAGCCAATTTCGTTGAGTTCTTCCGCTGACCACCTCTCAAAAATTTGTTTTGGATGGGTAATCCCACTGTCCAATTTGATATCTTTCTGAATAAGAAACTCTTCCGCAATAGTATTATCTGAGTTTAACTTCACAGCTTTAGCCATTATTATCTCCTATGCCAGATCTGCCGAATATGTGACACAAACATTCGATCCATCTCGACAATAATAAGCAAGTATATACTGACCAGCTTCACTTAAAGTACTGGCACAGTCTTCATCTGCATCGATTTCACTACCTAAACTAATCGTATGTCCTGAACCGTTATTTAAATAAATCATTCCACCTTGACCACTGGTCTCATTGGTAAATGCCAAAGTGTCACTACCGCTTGGTGACCAGTTAAAATTATTTGCTGCATTCATATCAAATGAGCCATCGTTATCGGTTGTTGGTGTTCCTCTTTGAGAGCCAGTCCAAGCCTGATCATTAGCTAAAACACCAATCGCTGTTATATTAGCTCCATTTCCGTAAAATGCACTAGCACATACTTTACTACTTACATGTACATCTCCTTTAATAGTTACATTACCTCCTAGACATACATTACCTGCTACATCTAAAGTTCCTCCTATAGTTGTATTACCACTTACTCGTACTGTAGTTAAAAATCCAGCAGCACCGCTTACAGTAGCCGTACTTTTCATTACTACGGCAGCTTCTAAACTAGTAGCTCCACTTACTCTAACTGTTCCCAGAAAACCAGCAGCACCTGAAACTGTAGCTGTACTAAGTAAATTAGTAGCACCACCAACACTTAAAGCTCCTGCAATACTAACAGCTCCTCCAATAGTAACAGTATCAGCAAAATTAGCTACACCTCCAACACTTAAAGTAGAAGCAAGACTTACTGCACCTCCAACAGTAACTGTACCTAATAAATTAGTATTACCACTTACAGATACATCATCCTTAAATGTACCAATACCAACAACTGTTACAGTGCTTGCTAAATTTGTAGCTCCTCCTACACTCAATGTAGAAGCTAAACTAACTGCACCACCAATAGTGACTGTTCCTAATAAATTAGTATTACCACTTACAGAGACATCATCTTTAAATGTCCCTATTCCTACTATAGTAACAGTACTAGCAAAATTAGCAGCCCCTCCTACACTTAGAGTAGAAGCTAAACTAACTGCACCTCCAACAGTTACTGTACCTCCAAGTCTGGTATTTCCACTTACAGATACATCTGTTTTAAATGTAGCATTACCTGAAACAGTTACAGTGCTATTAAATAAAGCAGCACCAATAGCAGTAACTGTACCTCCTACAAAGAGATTTCCACCTACAGTTGCATTACCAACAGATATATTCCCAGTAATATCTATAGGAACATTTGTTAAATTAGCTCCATCTCCATAAAAAGCAGAAGCACATACTTTACTACTAACATGTACATCTCCTTTAACAGTTACATTAGCTCCTAAACTTACATTTCCTACAACACCAAAAGTACCACCTACACCTAAATTGGCTGTCATAGTAGTATTTCCTACTATTGTAACAGTTCCACCAACATATAAATTTGTACCTATGGAAACATCTCCACTAACAGAAACATCACCATCAAAGTTAGCATTACCTGTTATCTGTGCTGTCCCTCCAATAGAGGTATTACCAGCTACATCTAGAGTAGAAGCAAGAGAAGTAGCTCCACTTACTCTGACTGTTCCTAAAAATCCTGTAGCACCAGAAACTGTAGCTGTACTTAATAGATTTACAGCACCACCTATACTTACAGCACCACCTATTGAAGCAGCACCAGCGATTGTAGCTGTTCCTGTAATATTTACATTACCACTTACTGAGACATTGTCCTGAAATGTAGCTGCTCCTATAACATTGAAAGGACCAGATACAGAAACACTTCCTCCTGCATGTATAAAACCAGATACAGAAATATTTGTAGTAACACCTAATTCTGCTTCTACATTACTTAGATTAGAACCATCTCCATAAAAGTAAGCAGCCGTTACATTTCCAACAACATTAGTATTACCACTGATAGACACATCTGTTAAAAAGCTTGCAACCCCTGTTACCTTGAGAGTACTTCCTATAGAAGCTGCTGAAGCTACATCCAAATTTCCACTTATAGAAACAGCATCATTAAATTCTGTCTTAGAATTAAAAGTCCCTGCACCTGTTGCTACAAATGTACCTCCTACTGAAACATTCTCATTTACATTTAATTCTCCACTAACAGACACATCACCATCAAATACTACATTTCCAGTACCTGTAAGTGTTCCTCCAATGGAAGCATTACCAGCCACATCTAATGTAGAAGCCAGACTTGTAGCTCCTGCCACAGTTAATGTACTTCCCAGATTAACAGCACCGCTTACTGTAACACTAGACTTATAAACAGCGGCCCCTACTACAGATAAAGTTCCACCAACTATAACATTACTAACTGATATATTACCGCCTATTGTAGCTGTAATTCCAGTAATATTAGAACCATCTCCATAATATGCAGAAGCACAGACCTTATTCTTTACTAACAAGCCTCCACTTACACTAATATTTCCTGTTGCTCCTATATTTCCAGAAACTATAACTCCACCAGTTCCCACATTAAGAGCAGTTCCTGTACCATCTCCTGTCTGAACACTGGTAATAGAAGAAGTTACTCCACTATTAGTCGTACTAGAATTAATTAATAATAGTTGCTTATAAGTACCTGATATTAATTTTCCTGTTAAATCTGTCATATTCCATCCCAACTTTTATTAGCATCATCATACTTAGTTGTATGTGTTGTTTCTACCAGAGTTGTGGGATTAACAGTTATCCATGTAGCTGTTTCATCCCATGTTATACCTCTTCCTCCTGTATCAGGCCGTGGATTTCTAATAGCAGGATCATCTTTTACATTAGGTACTTTATTCTGAGGATTGTTTTTTAAATCATATTGTCCTTCAAAATCTTCTGGGCATACTAGTAATCCATAGCTATTCATCCTCATAACTCTATATGGATATACAAATCCACAAGTATCACATTGAGCTAATGCATTTTTATGAGTAGCCATAGAACGAAGTTCCTCTTAATTATAAAACGTCAGTCTAGGTAATAGATACAGACTAGCTCGTTCCCTATCTTCTTCCATTGCCCTTGTCAATATTTCCTCATAATTTGTTTTTAACATTGCAATACGTTCTGGTGCTACTAATGGCCTTTTCATTGACATATAATAAGATAAACCACAAGTCAAAGCAGGTAAAAATCTTTTAGGTGTATCTGCATTCTGTATTGCAGATTTATTCACATCCTCTAAGTCACTTACTATTTCTATCTTTAATATATCTGTAGAATTTTCTGGTATAGGCCATACAGACATTACAGGATTATCTCTTCCCCTTCTAATACTATATTGAGAAGGTCTTCCTGTTTGTGTCTTAGCAGGTATAATTAAATATTGTTCAGGAGTAATTCTGGTAAGTTGAATATCCGTATTATCTCGATTAATTACAACTTCCAGAGCATTAATTGTAGAACTACTAAGATCATAAGAAGTTGTAGAAGCAACAACTGTTACAGCCGTTGTACTTGTAGACCAGAGAAGTATCCCTCTATTCTGCCAATCTTTAAGCATAAGATTAATAGAACGTCTAGCAGAAGCTGGTTCATGACCCAGAGTATCTTCTCCTCCAATCATTTCCATAGCTTCTTGAATGACTTCATCTATATCCAGATTAAAATTATATGTGCCAGATACTGCCATATTATTTACTCACTTCTTCAACTCTTCCCATAGCTTTTTTAATATAATTAGAAAAAGTATTATCAAAGATATATGGAATAATCCCATGTATAATCATTACCAAACATATTCCAAATGCTCTGATACTCTCACACCATGAAAATTTTAAATGATTAAAATAATTTAGATTGACATCTTTAGGATGTTTGAAATTAAAGATTTTCATGGTCCTACTGCTTGATGATCATTACAACATTCACATAGATTTTCTATTCTACATATACAAGGATCACAGGTACAATGTGAATTACTACATTCTTCATTATTACACATTTTTTTCTCCTTTACCAATCTGGAATAGTACATTTTCCACAACGACAATATTTACAAACCTCTATTTGTTCTATTTCAGCATATCCTGTAATATCTTTTATCAACGGTATACCACAATGAGAATCGTATCCACAATTCTTACAGGTTATCATTTCTTTTTCTTTTACAACTTACTACCATAGGTATATTTAAATTTTTTATACAAATAACCATCTTGTTGATTAGTCATAGCTTCCCAGTATTCTGAAAAAGTTTTATAATCTTCTTGACTAGGTTTAAGAAAACTATAATCTATCTTGGTATAGTCGTTAAATTTTTCTTTAGTCATATAAATTCGCTATATAGGCTGTTCCTATTTGACCGCCATGTTTACGATTAACAGTACCGCCTTTCTTCTTACCAACTTTACCACCACCTTTCACATACCGTTTACGTTTAGCTTCAGACATTGTACCAGCCCTTGCCATCTCTGCTGGAGAAAGTCCTATTCTACTCATTCTACCTCCAGTCTGTTTTTTAGAAACTCTTTTTGCTTTTCTTGCTTGAGTTTCTTTATGAAGCTTTGCCATTTCTGATTTAGACATTCCTTTATAAGGATCTTTTCCTCGTCCAAAGAAAGGTAATTTAATATTTTGTCCTATTCGTATTAAATTCGCATTCTTGATACTAGGATTAGCTTTCATAATAGCTTTTATAGTTGTTCCATATTTTTTAGCAATACTAGAAAGATTCTGTCCTGATGTAACTTTATGAGATTTAGGACGTTTCATTTCCTTATATGCAACATATGCAGGTGGACCTAACCATGCAGGACTTGTTATTGCCATACCTTTAGCAATTTTACCCATTTTACCTTTTTTAACAGGAGGAGTTGTTACAGGAATTTTAGGACGACCCTTTGTCTTTGTTGCAACAACAGGTTTCTTTCTCTTTGTTCCTGTAGCATCAACCTTCCTTTGAGAAGGAGGTTTTCCCATATCCTCTAATGTTTCTTTAACTTTAGGTGTATCATAAGATGTAAAATCTTTAGGTTTACCATTTGTTTTAACTTTAGGTTTACCTTTTTTAGTTGTATCTACTGCTGCATCAATAAAAGCTGATACACCTTTTTTAGTTCCTTTTCCTTTTGCTGACATAATTAAGCCTCCCCGTAAGTACTGTCTTTATCAGACGTTTCTATTTTAAATGCTTTGCCTTGCTGATAGTCTTCATCAACAACGACATCCTGTGGAGGACCTACTACTGATGGTCCTTTTCTGGCAGCACCAAATCCCTGTCCGGTTGGCTTGCCAAGTATCTCATCCAGATCAGGTGGACGTTTCAATAATGTATGTGGTCCTAAGCCCATTTTAACTTCTCCTTCTCATTCTTCTAAAAGTCTTTGCTAAATTAGCCCTACGTCTAGTGGTAGGATTACTACTCTTGGATGCTTTGTTTAATTGAGCCATTGTAATCTTCTTACCTTTTTTAACTCCCAACTGTTTTCTCAAAGCACCTTTTTTTATATTGGCTTTTTGTATCCATTTACCATCCTTCTTCTTCTTGAGTCTACCGCCTCTTTTCAATCCCGGTTTCATAATCTGTTGCCTTATGCTGGCTCTGTTAACCATTTTTGTATCCTTTAGCTACTAATTCAGAACCAGACTTATCAATACGTGTCATAGCTCTTGCATATTTTCTTCGCCGTTGTTTACTTTTACTTAGTTTTCTTTTTTTCTCTGCTGGTGCTTTCTTTTGTACTTCTCGATATCTTTCTCCTAAAGCAGCCCATCCTCGTTTTCCTAAAACAGGAACAGCATTCATAAGAGCTTTCTGATATTCTGATATTGTTTTAAATCGTTGCGTCCCATCAGGTAATTTATGTCTTTTCCAATCATCACTACCAGATATTCGAGGAAAAAGAGGAGCAAGTTCTGGAATAACTGATCCAGCAGTAACTCCTCCAGCAAGTATACCTGGTACTAGCCCTCCAAAAGGTAATCCTCTTGCTGCTCCTTTAAGAATTTTTGGCCCAACTTTTTGTCCTATGTTTTTTAAAACATTTGCTCCTACATATGCACCAGCAGCTTCTGCACCTAGTTGTGTTGTCAAAGGAGTACCTTCAGGCCAAGGATCAATATGTCTAGTTGCATAACCACCGCCACCACCTAATAAAGCACTTGTTAGTCCTCCAACAGCTTTTCCACCTTTGCGGCGAACTATCTTCTTGGACTTCTTTGGCTTATATGTCTTAATCGTATCCTGCATCTACTACCTGACCGCCTGACATTTTATAGGTAATCTTACCGCCATGTTTTTTAGCTGTTACACCTACATGTTTAGGAAAAGTTGCTGACATACCTGTAACAGAAGATGTCTTAGATTTTTTATTTTTCGTTTTATTCTTATTTTGTAAAGCTTTTATTCTAGCTCTATTTTGAGCAGCAGTTATAGTTGATTTATGAGGTCTTATTATATTTTCTATAACATCATTATCTAAACCAGCCTTTTTTAATGTTGTTTCTAAAGGCTCTCCTGTTTTTGCTTCAATCCGATCACGTAACTCACCTCTTTTTTTAGGTACATTACCAATATTAGGATCATCTGGAAGTGGTTTTTGCATATTCTTCTTCTTAGATATACCTAATGCTTTATCAATAAAAGCTGATACACCTTTTTTAGTTCCTTTTCTTTTTGCTGACATTAACTTGCTCCCTGTGTTATGGTATCGGGACCACCGGCAGGAGAAGCAGCAACTGCCATATCATCCTGTCTAGTCCTTCTAGCCTGATTACGTAATGCTGCTATAGCTGTTTGATACTGTGTCTGCCAGACCGGAAGGGTATTCCAATCCTTCATAAACATGGTAGCTTCTTGCATACATCCTGCAAAAAGAGCATCATAACAATAGTCACTAAAATAATTTTGAGTTGTTGCACTTGTACCTGTAGCTGAAGCTAAAGGTAAAGGTCTAGAAACTGTTTGAACCTCTCCTGATAAAGTAGAAGCAGGAGTGGGTACGACATAGATAGAAGTATTATTTTTTCTAGCATAATATCTGGGTGTCCCTACTGAAGAACTGACATAAGGCCAGTAATCTATAGCATATTCATAAGTACGTTTAAGAAGGCTTGTCTTAAGACTGGACGCACTGGTTGTATAGTTCACATTACGAACAATATGAACTCTATCATTTAAACTAACAACAGGATTAC